CTTCTCGCTCGCCGAGTGTTCCACGTGGAACACTCGGCGAGCGTTCGGCGGAGCGAGCAACACGCGCCACCGTCGCTGACGCCTACCTCGCGGTGCGTGGATAACACTACGTTATTGGCTAAGTGCGCGTGTCTGTTGAGTATCCTAGTTGACATAATGCAGGTTATCGGACGTAACGACCCCCCCTACCCCCCCGAACGCGCGCGAGCTCTCGAGGTCCACTCACCTCCGTCAGTTTTCCACACCCCCGAAGCGTGTTAGTTCGTTGCTCACTTTGGTGTCTTGCACCGTTCGACCCGTGAGAGCTACGCTGCGATGCATGCCTAATCCTGTGGTGAAGCTCGTCATCGAGCGCGGGACGGCTCTCGCGTTTCAGAGCGGGAGTCGGGTTTCCCCGGTGAACGCAAAAGTCATCTTTACGACGGAGATCCCGGAAGGCTACGTGGAGGTGGCTCCCAGCGAAAATCCGGGGGTTCTCGAGGTCCGGCTGGAACCCCCTCGCGTGCCAGGGATCGCGGGAAGAGCGACTCGTTACCGGGAGAAGCAGGCGGCGAAAAAAGTCCTTGCTACGCTGGACGCAGAGAAGTCTAGGGAGTGAAACCGAATGGCGACACGAGCTCAGGTGCAGGTCGAGGTGCTGCGAATGCGACGGATTCCCGGAATCGTCGCCAAGGCGCGATGTACCGACGTGGCAACTCCTGTGTACGAGTTGTCCGTGAAGGACACCCGTGGCAATCACGAGCAGCAGCTCGCGACCGCGATACCGGGTGGATCTCCGGGGAAGTGGGTCGCGATGACGACGGTCGAGAGCGCAGCCAACGTGAGCGCGGTGTGAACGCCCTTCCGGAGATGCAGGAGCGGTTCGCTGTGGCCTACGCTGCACTGGAGCTCGCGAAACCGGACGCGGCAGGGAACGGAAGTTCGGCCTACCGCGTGGTTGCGCCGAAGTCAGCCCTCAAGACGGCGCAGAACCAGGCCAAGACGTGGCTCGATCGGCCGGAGGTTCGTGCGCGGGTAGACGCACTGATGCTCGAGGCGACGGGCGCAGACCATATCGTGCACGCCGGCGTGTGGATCGACAATCTCCTGCTCAAAGCCGCAACGTTGGCCGAGCAGCAGGAGGACGCGGCGACGCTCGGACGACTGGGTGAGCTACTCGACCGCGGGCGCGTGGGAGGGCCACGCTTCATCAAGGAGACGCGCAGCCGGAAGGTCGGCGAGAACCCGTTTACCGGGAAGAGTGCAGAGGAGATCCGTGCGATGAAGCAGGCCGCACGGGAGCTCTTGCGAGGCGAGGATGCAGAACACGCCGACCGGCACGAAGTCGGAGAAGATCCTGTGGGCGATGGCGGTCGCGGACGCGACCCGGTTCACTAGACTTTTCGACTACAGGCCGTACCCGAAGCAGCGCCAGTTTCACGCGCTCGGTGCCACGAAGCGCGAACGTCTGCTGATGGCGGGCAATCAGCAGGGGAAAACGTTTGCCGGCGGCGCCGAGATGGCGATGCACCTAACGGGCCTCTACCCGGAGTGGTGGACCGGGCTGCGCTTCACGCATCCGATTCAGGCGTGGGTGGCCGGGATCACGAACGAGCAGGTACGCGATACCGCGCAGGCAACGCTCTTCGGGAAGGAGGGGCAGATTGGGGAGGGGCTGATCCCGGCCGATCGAATCGAGGACTACACCTGGGCAAAGGGCATCAGTAACTTTCTGGACACGATGCAGGTGCGGCATGTTGCAGGGGGACGCTCCCTGCTGAATTTCAAATCGTACACACAGGGGCGGGAGAAGTGGCAAGGCCCGCCGATCGACTTCGTGTGGTGTGACGAGGAGCCTCCGAGTGAGCTCTACGGGGAGGCTTTGGCACGGACCACCGGAACCGGAGGCAGCACGATGATTACTTTCACGCCGCTGCTCGGGCCGACGGAGATCGTGTGCTGGTTCTTTCCGCGTCCGAACGCGCCGCATCGTGCACTCGTACAGATGACGATCGACGACGCGGAACACATTCCGGCGTGGCGTCGCGCCGAGGAGATTGCGAAGTTCGCGCCGCACGAACGCGAGGCGCGCGTCATGGGGATCCCGATGCTCGGTTCGGGTCGAGTCTTCGCTGACGTGACCGAGGCGTCGATCGTGGTCGAGCCGGACGCAATCGGACCGATTCCGCGATACTGGCCGCGGATCTGTGGGCAGGATTTTGGCTGGGATCACCCGAACGCCGTGGCGTGGATGGCGTGGAATCGGGACTCGGACACGATCTACGTGTATGACGAGCACCGAGCTTCGGAGGAGATCGTGGCGGTGCACGCGGATGCGATCCGGTCTCGCGGCACGTGGATCCCGTGCGCGTGGCCGCACGACGGGCTCGTGCACGACAAGGGTTCGGGGGTACAGCTCGCGCAGCAGTACCGGGCCAAGGGCGTGCGTATGTTGCCCGAGCACGCGCAATTCCCGAACGGCTCCAATGGGCTCGAGGCCGGCATCCAGGAGATTCTCGACCGGATGAAGAGCGGGCGCTGGAAGGTTCTTCGGACGTGCACGGGTTGGCTGGAGGAGTTCCGGATGTACCATCGCAAGGAAGGCAAGATCGTGAAGCTTCGCGATGACCTGATTTCCGCTTCTCGCTACGGTCTCATGTGCCTGCGGTATGCACGCACGGAAGAGGTGCGGCGGGTGACCGATCTTCGGGATGCGGGCTACGATCCGTTGGAGGTGCTCCAGTAATGGCAAAGCGGTTCAAGCTCAGGGGCCCACTCTACGGGAGTGGGAACGGGTCTGTCGAACAACTCAGCACGAAGCCGTCCGGGAGTTTCGGCCCGCCTCCGCCGGTGTTGCATCCGTTGGAGGAAGCAGACCGCAAGCTGAATTTCCGGTACCTCCCGGTCGGCAAAGGAAACTTGATTTTTCAGCGCGTTTCTCCGACTGCACAACAGCAAAACGAGGAGCGCTTGCGTTTCCTTCGCGAGCAGACGCGCCGAGGTCGGATCTCGTCCGTGCTCTCCGGTCCGGTGACGAGTGCGGGGGGCGGGTTCCAGCTCGGAAAGAAGTCGCTCCTCGGTGCTTGACTACGCCGCCATCGACCGTCGTTTCCAAGGCCTCGCCGCCGCACGGGTGAACTTCGAGTCGACGTGGCAGCAGATCGCGGACCATTTGAAGGGCCAGCGTGACTTTACGTCACAGCGGACGCCGGGGAGAATTCGCACGCGGCTCGTGTACGACAGCACGGCGATGTTCTCCTGGTCGATTCTCGCCTCCGCACTCCAGAATTTTTTGATCAACCCGGAAACCGAGTGGTTCGATCTCGTCACCGAGGATCCGCGCCTTATGGAGCGCGACGAGGTGGCGCTCTGGGTCTTCGACACCGTACGTATCTTGCGTGCGTTGATCGAGCGCCCGGAGGCGGGGCTCGTGGGTCAGAGCCAGGAATTCATCAGCGATCTGGTGGGCTTCAATACGGCAGCGCTCTTCGTCGAAGATGTCCCCGGACTTCCGATCCGTTTCTCGCATCGTCCGCTGGGGGAGCTGTTCCTCGCGGAGAATGAAGCCGGGGCGATCGATACCATCGTGCGAAAGTTCGATCTCACGCATCGTGCCGCCATTCTTCAATTCGGTCGCGAAAAGTTGCCCCGTGCGGCGGGCAAGCTTGCACAGGCGCCGGAGGAGAAGTCGACCTATCTGCATCTGGTGCATCCGACCGCGGATCCACTTTGCGAGGGGAAGCGGACGGTAAACCGACCGTGGCGTTCTGTTTTCACTTCGATGCAGGAGAAGGCGATCGTGGCCGAACGCGGGCTCGACGAGAATCCGTGGATGGTCGCGCGTTGGAGTACCGAAGCGGGGGAAACGTACGGTCGCAACGGGCCGGGTTGGATCGCGCTTCCGGAAGGGCGCATGCTCAACGTGATGACGCAGACACTGATCGAAGGCGCGCAGCTTGCGATTCGTCCTCCGATTGCAGTGGTCGACGATGACGTCATCAATCCGATGAACCTGAACCCGGGCGGGAAGAACGTGATCCGAACGGGTGCGTTTTCGGCCGACCCGATCAAGCTCCTGGAGACGACCGGCGACCATCGTCTCGCCGTCGAGATGTTCGA